ATAGCGTCTATTGAACAAGCCATCAGGCAACGGCTTTCAGATGGCCTTGGCCAAATGGTAACGGGTGTCTTTACTTACGGCGGGGAGTTCGACGGCGAAGGTTTGGCGCAGGTGGTCAACCAGTTCCCCGCCGTGTGGGTCATGTTTGCCGGCATCAAAGACACCGTCCGCCACGATACGCGCGGCCGCCGTTTTAAAGCAATTGGCCAATTCACGGTATTGGCGGGAGACCGTGCCAGCGGCAGTGAAGCAGACAGCCGTTTCGACGGCCTGCACCGCCATGATGTCGGCACCTACCGCCTGATGCAGACTTGCCGCCACCTGCTGACCAATCAATCGCTGGGCTTACAGATAGGCCGTCTGCAACCGGGGGCGGCCAAAAGCCTGTTCAGCCGCCAAATGGAGCAAGACGCCATCAGTGTGTTTGTGCTGGAATTTGAAACGTATTGGTTTGAAGACGCGCTGCAAGACGGCGATTGGCCGCGGCCTGCGGTTTCAGACGGCCAACAGGCGAAAGTATATGCCGACGTATCCGAATACCAAGGCCGCACCGAACCCGAACATCCCGACTTTAAAGGCGTGAACCTTGAATTGCGTATCCCGCCGAAAACCCCCGACCAACCCGCCGATATGGCGGCCACCGTTGAAACCAAGGTGAAACCATGAACGAAACCATTAAAGTACGCGCCGCCGACGGCCTGCAAGTGCCGCTGGCCGGTAAACCACATGAATACATTACCGACCAAGAAACCGTTACCGTACCCGATGCCGCCTATTACCGCCGCTGTATCGAATACGGCGACCTTGTGGTCGTAACCGAAGACACCCAACCCGCGAAAGGCAGCAAATAATGGCATCCGCAAACATCAATTTCGAAAAAATCCCCGCCAGCACCCGCAAGCCGGGCGTGTACGCCGAGTGGAACACCAAGCTGGCCGTGCGCAACCTGCCCACCAACAAACAGCGCGTGCTGATTGTGGCGCAGCACAACAATCCCGCCTTGGGTGAGCTTACCGAGCTGGAGAACGTGTTTTCCGCCGCCGATGCGGCCGCCAAATACGGCGCAGGCAGCATGGCGCACCTGATGGTTACCGCCGCGATTAAAGCCTATGCCTATGCCGATTTAAGCCTGATTACCGTGACCGACAACAAGGCCGGAGTGGCCGCCGCCGGCAAAATCACCCTGAGCGGTACTGCCAATACCCAAGGCGTGTTGCGTGTGAGCATTGCCAATGCCGACACTTTAACCATCGGCATCGGCGCCGAAGACACCGCAGCCACCGTTGCCGCCGCCGTTAAAGCCGCCATCGATGCCGTGCCCGATTTGCCGGTTACCGCCACCGTTGCCGAAGCAGTGGTGACGCTTACCGCCAAAAACAAAGGTACGGTCGGCAACGCCATCCGCATCAAAACCAGCAATACCGCCGAAGGCATTACCGCCGCCGTTACCGCCATGACGGGCGGCGATGCCAACCCCGATATTGCCGCCGCGCTCAATGCCGTGGTCGCCGAAGGCCACCACATCATTGCCTGCGGTATCAACGACGAAACCAACCTGCTGAAACTGCGTGCCCATTTGGATACCGTAGCCAGCCCGATGGAAAAACGCTGGGCAATCGGCGTATACGGCCAAACCGGTACACTGGCGCAAGCCACCACCTTGGCAGGCCGTCTGAACCACGGCCATATCGTCAGCGCGTGGTATCGCGGCACCCCCAGCCTGCCTTGCGAGCTGGCCGCCGCCTTTGCCGCCGTGATGGCGAGCGAAGAAGACCCTGCCCGCCCGTTGAACACGCTGGCCTTAAACAGCATCGGCGTGTGCGAAAGCAAAGACAAAACCATGCGCACCGAGCAGGAAAACGCCCTTTATAACGGTGTTACCCCGATTGAAACCAGTCCGGCCGGTACGCAGGCGCAAATCGTGCGCGCCATCACCACCTACACCAAAACCGCCAACGGCACGGCAGATGAAAGCCTGCTGGACGTAACCACCGTGCGCACCCTGATTTATGTAAGCCGCGCCTGCGTCGACCGCATCGCCCTAAGATTCCCGCGCGACAAATTGAGCGACCGCACCCCGCCGCGCGTGCGTAGCGAACTGATTGACGTATTGATGCGCTGCGAAGAGCTGGAAATTTTGGAGCGCGTGGAAGAAAACCTGCCGAAACTGATTGTGGAACGCGACCTGCAAAACACCGGCATGTTGAACTGCCGCATTCCCAGCGATGTCGTCAACGGCCTGCATGTAGTAGGTATGGTTGTAGATTTATATTTGTAAGAAAGGCTGAAACATGAGTACCGAATACGTTGGCAGCGTCATCCTCTATCTGGGCGCGAACGAAGTCGAAGTCACCAAAATCGACGTGAAAGACAACACCGGCAAAAAGCCCGTGAAAACCATGAACCGCACCCGCCGCGTCAAAGGCTTTACCCGCGGTGTCGGCCAATACGACATTACCTTTACCGCCGTGGTGCCGACCGACGGCACGGCGGTGGACTGGGCAAAGATCGACGACGCCAAAATCAGCCTGGTTCCCGACGTGGAAGGCGCGCGCCCGACATCGTACCTCGGCTTCTGCGCCACCGAAGCGGGGGACAGCTATACCGTGGATAACGAGCTGGTGGTGGATGTGACCGGTTTTGCGATTCGGAAGGTGTTGGAGTAAGAAAAAAGCAACAGATGAAGCCCTGCTAAATGCAGGGCTTTTTTAAAAAATTACACTTTTTAGGTTGAAAAATTTCTAAGTCCATGCTATATTATTTCTCAGTAATAAGGAGACTATCATGTTAAACGATTTCGGCAAAGCGATTAGGAAGGCACGAATTGATACAGGTGAAACCCTTTCGACCATGGCAAAAGGCGTTAGAAAAACTGTTTCTTTTTTAAGTGCAATTGAAACTGGCGCGAAAAAAATACCTATGGATTTAATCCCAAGCTTACGTGATTATTTGGTGTCAAAAGGTGCCAATGCACAAGATTTAGAAAATCTTGAAGCAGATGCAATGTTAGCTAATGAACAAGTTAATTTACATGGAATGACTTCCCATAAGAAGCAAGCTATTGTTGCATTTGCCAAAAGCGACCTTAATCAATCACAGCTTAATGAAATTATGAAATTATTGGGCAAAGAGAAAGAATAATTATGTCACAATCAAATAATGATATGCAGCAAGAGAATACGCATGAATCAAAAGACTATCAGCTAAAAGGATATATGGTGAGGAAACGCACAGAAGAAGAAATTGTGTCCCTCGCTATTGAACAATATCTTCTTTTTAATCACAACAAAGTGGGACTTAAAAATATTGAGACGGCTGTGGATCTACTTTATGTACAGCAAGGAATTGTTGTACATGTTGAGGATAATAAAAAATGGGATAGGCAACATTCTCCTTTTAAAAAAGGGGAAAGCAAGCCAAGTGAGAAAACAATCACAATACCCAAACGAGTATATGATGGTGTGAAAAATGGGAGACCAAGCGATTTAGAGGTGTTATTTCATGAGATAGGGCATGTAATTTTAGGGCATTCCCCAATCTACATGAAGGCGGATGGGTATACCTTAACAGCTATGGATGATGCAGAGGCACAAGCAGATTTCTTTGCAGTTGTCATGTTGCGATTATTTGAAATTCAGTTGCCAATTATGCAGCTTGAACTTGATTTGACATAAAAAACGACTTGGAATGCTTCCAACATCCCAAGCCGTTATTGTGGTGTACTAGCATACTTCCAATATGCTGTACAAGTGTAGTTCTCCATCCGCTAACTGCAAACAGATTTCAAAGAGAAATACTTGAAAGGAACTTGAGTATATATTTTTCAGATTTGTTTGTCCACGAAAAGCGAAGTGATGGTTACCTTTTTATAACTGGAGGTGCCATTATGGCTACAACCAAAGCTCCCGTAATCCCCGATTTGGTGGACGAAACAGGTGCATACATTTTTAGAAAGTCTTTTACCACCAAGAGTGGTAAGAAAATTGTTTCTAAAGATGGTAAGCCATTTAAAATTCCTGTGAAAGTTTAGGAATATATAAGCCCCGCTAAGCGGGGTTTTTTCATTACTGACGCGTGTTTAGTCGCCCATCTCATCTCCTTAAGCGACAATCAGGCCTTGATTTATACAAGGTTTAACCAACGTTTAAGGGCTTTTTTATGTCTGAATTTTCCCCCGAACTCACCCGCGCCATCGAAGATTACGAATTGCGCGTTTCTCCCGACCTGAAAACCGTTACCGGCCGTCTGAAATACGGCATCGGTGTGATTGACGGCGAAATGCACCATGATTTTTCCATGCACCTTTTAACCGTGCGCGAGGACATGGCGATTGATCCGCAACTTGAAGGCCAGCCGCGGCTGGTTGCCGCCTATGCCGCATCACTGGATAAATTGGGCGGTTTAACAGCCGAATCTTTGACACCTGATTTGCTGCTTGATGAGATGGCTGCTGCTGACTTTGACGCGCTGTACTGGGCGCAAGAGCTGCTGCAAAAAAAGCGGCTTTGCCCGCACCCCGCGCCGACCGTTACCGATACGCCGTCTTAAAACTCGGCCGATACGGCATCACGCCCGCCCAAATCGACGGCATGACCCAACCCGAACTGGAAGGCTGGTTGAAGCAGGCCGACTTAATCGAGCGCGGCCGTGCCGCACCGGTAGTGATGCCGTGGTTTATTCCTGCGAACGTCAAACCGTCCGCCGCCACGGGCGGTCAAACCCAAACCTTTATCAGCAAGCGTAAGAAAAAATGAGCCAGCATAGTGTAGAACTGGTTGCTAAGTTTAAGGACAACGCCACGCCCGGCCTCCGCCGTTTGGCGGCGGAAGCGGAAAAAACAGGCAGTCGGCAGTTGCAGAAAGCCGCAGCGGTCAAGCTGAAACATCAAGAGATGTACAGCGCTACCGCCCGTTTGGGCATCCGTACTGAACACCAAATCCGCCGTGAAATCCAACAAACGCAGGCGGCTTACAACCGTTTGGCTAAAAGCGGCATGGCTTCGCAACGCGAACTGGCGAGGGCTGCACAGGTAACGCGCAGCCGTGTACGCGAGCTGACTGCCGAAATCAACGGCGGTGCAAGCCGTTTGCAACGTATCGGTTCGGGAGTCCGGACAATCGGGCGCGGTGTGGCCGGTGTGGCGGCGGGTGCGGCGGCAGGGGCTTATGTATTGGCGCAGCCGGTCAACCGGACGATGGACTTTGACACATCATTGCGTCATGCCGCCAATACCATGTATGCAGGCAAGAGCATGGCCGAGAAGCGCGCAGGTATGGCGGAAATCAAGAAATCGGTCATGGATGCCGCCTATGTAGGCGGAACGACGCGTGATGCCGCTTTGGAAGCCATGAATACAATGGTGGCCAGCGGAGCAATGAGCGATGAAGCAGTGAAAAAACTGCTGCCGACCGTTATGAAAACCGCCACCGCCGCCAATACGGAAGAAAACGATATCGCCAACATCGTAACCAAGGCGTTGCAGGCGGGGTTTAAAGAGGCGGATATTCCGTCGCTGCTTGACCGTGCGTTGCAATCGGGCGCGGACGGCGGTTTTGAATTGAAAGACATGTCGCGCTGGCTGCCGCAGCAGTTGGCTGCAATGAAAAACGCCGGTATGGGCGCGACGCTGGATAATTTTTCCAGCCTGCTTAATGCCAACCAATTGTCGTTTATGACTGCGGGCAATACCGATGAAGCCGGCAACAACCTGGTCAACCTGCTGGCAAAAATCAACAGTCAGGATATTGTGACCAAAGCTAAAAAAATTACCATCAACGGCAAAGAAGGTTTCGATTTCACCGCCAGCATGAACAAACGGCAGGCAGCAGGCATGAACTCGCTTGATGCGCTGGTGGACATTGTCGGAGAAATCACGGCCAAGGATAAGAAGTCCGCCGCTCTGATGAAACAGATTAATGCCGCGCAAGGCGACGAAGCCAAGCTGGCTTTGCTGGAAAACCAAAAGGCCTTGGTAGACGGCACTGCCATCGGGAAGCTGGTTTCCGACCGTCAGGCATTGATGGCATTGCTGGCATTGGTCAACAACAAACAGGAACTCACCCGCCTGCAAGCAGGCCAGACAAACGCGGCGGGTGCGGTGGACGGTGCATACGGATTCGTCGCCGAAGGTGCGGGGTTTAAAAAATCCCAATTCTCCCTCGCCAAATCAGAAGCTGAATACGGCGCATTTGAAAAATTCAGCGACCGCATCGGCGGCTGGATGCAGTCGGTCGCACAATGGATGCGCGGGCATCCCGAACAGGCGCAAACCGCCACGCAGGTAGGATACGGCGCGGCGGCCGCATCGGCTGCGGCCGGCACAAGCTCTATGTTTGGAGGCGGCGGCCTGCTTTCCAAACTGTTCGGAGGAAGCAGCAGGGCCTTACAGGCGGGCCGCCTGATGCCCTCGGCCTCCTCGCTAGGTCCCGTCGCACTCGGTGCGGCACCGTTGGCCGTAATGGGCGGGGCAACCCATTTGGCGGGGCAGCGCGACAAATATGCGGAATGGTCAAAACCGTTTGCTAAATTATCGTCTTGGCTGGAAAGTATCCTGCCTGATTTTTCAGCGGGGGCGAAAGCCGAATATCTGCGCAAACGTGAAGAACTGGGCGGCAATAATGCCCCGCTCGATAGTCCTGTTTTAAAAGAGAGTATGGCGCAGCTTAACCAATCGGCACAAACCAACCAGCAGGCAAGCCAGCAGTATGTGCAGGCGGCGGCAGGCAAGCCGATTCCGATTACCGTTACCGTGCAAAACGGCAACATTATGGCCTATGTGAATCAGGCGGTAGAACGCAACAGTAGGAAAAATTAATGGCTTGGAAAGACACTTTACTGGATGCGGGCTTCAAGGGCGTTACCTTTGACGTCATCGACGACACACTGCGCGGCACCCACGCGCTGGCGGAACACGAATACCCGTTCGTACAGGGCGCGGACATCGAAGATACGGGCGTATCTGCGATGGATATGGTTTTGACCGCCGTATTGTGGGGTGAAGATTACGAAGGCCGCCTGCAAAACCTGCTGAACGTATTGCGCGAAACGGGAGCGGGCGAATTGATCCACCCGATTTACGGCAGCGTGCCCGATTGCGTGGTGGCAGATTTTGAGGTCGCGCACAACGAAGAAAACCCCGATTACTGCACCGTGCGGATGACCTTTAAGCAAAGTGTCAAAGCCGCGCCGTTTTTTGACCGCGACTTGCCGACAGCCTTGGCCGACGAAGTGGATTTCCTTGCCGACTTGGCCGCATGGCAGGGCTTCGAGGTGTTTCAGACGGCCTTGAACAAGATTCGGAAAGCGCAAAGCCGCTGGAATGCTTTTCATGCCACGGTATTAATGGCGGTGGGCGTATTGTATGGGCAGGTAAACGGCATCTTCACCGGTGGCCTGAACCTGCTGAACAGCCCGCGCGTATTGGTGGCGGAGCTGAAATCTGTGTTTGGTGCGCTGGCCAATATGCACAATGTCGGTAAAAGCGGGCTGGACGGCTGGCGCGACATGGTGGGCGGCGTATCTAAAGCAGCCGCTACGCCGTGGCAGGTCAGCCGCGGAACCGAAGGCAGTGTGGCGGCGGTAGATTTAATCCAACGCGCCAAGCCCGAAGATGTGGCCGCCTTTACCGCACTTACCGCCACCGTGGGCGCGTGTGCGCTGGCCGAGCAAGCCGCCGATATTTTGGCCGTACAACTGAACGAGCCAACTTTGACACCTGTGGAAATCTCGCGCCTGCTGGCCGATACCCGTGCCGCCTTGCAGCGTGCTTTGGCCGCCCAGCGCATTTTGGCTATGATGCTGGCGGATGAAACCAAAGCCGACAAACTGGCCTATTGCCTGTTGCGGCTGTATCAAACACCGGCAGACAGTGCCGATGATGTGTACCAACGCATCGAAGCGGCCGGGCTGCTGCCGCAAGTCCCTTATCTGGAAACTGCCGCCGCGCTTACCGAAAGTCTGCGCAATACGGCGCATAAACTGCAAAAACAGGCGTTTGCAGTCATCAATATGAAGCCGCCGTTGGTACAGAAAACCGTAACCCGCGATATCGGCCTGCACCTGCTGGCCTTTGAGTGGTACGGCGACTACAGCCGCTTTGGCGAACTTTTGCGCCTGAATCCGCAAATCCGCCATCCGAATTTTATTGAGAAAGGCACGGTACTGAATGCCTACGCCCGATAACACCGTTACTCTTCTTATTAACGGTAAAACACATGGCCAATGGACGAATTACGACATCATTTCCGACCTGCTCACCCCCGCCGATGACTTTTCAGTTACGCTCGGCCGCCCCGTCGATGCCAAACCCGATGCGGTGCGGGCGGGCGACAAGGTGGAAGTGCGTGTGGGCGGCGATACGGTATTGAGCGGCCGCATAGACCGCGTGCAGACCGTTACCGAAAAAGGCGGCAAAACCTTAACCATACAAGGCCGCGACGATGCGGGCGTGCTATTGGACTGCTCCGCCCCGCTGTTTAACGCGCAGGATATGGACTTAAACCAAATTATCGAAAAAATCGTCAAGCCTTTGGGGCTTGCCAAAATCCGCATCGATGCCGCCAAAACCGACAAAACCCACAAAGTGCAGATCGAGCCGGGCAGCCGCGCGTGGGATGCACTGCTTGAATATGCCGAGGCAAACGGTTTATGGCCGTGGCTGGAGCCGGACGGTACGCTGGTAGTCGGCGGTCCCGATTACACCGCCGCACCGGTGGCAGAACTGGTTTTACGGACCAACGGCCAAAACAACAACATCAAGCGTCTGGAAGTAAACCGCGATATGGCCTCGCGGTACAGCGAAGTTACCGTGTTGGCGCAAAGCCACAGCGGCAAAAACAACATTAAAGCCACCGCCAAAGACGAATCCGTCAAACTGCACCGCCCCCTAATCGTAACCGAGCCGGACATCGACGGTCAGGCTCAAGCGCAGCGCAAGGCGAAAAAGCGGCTGGCCGACAGCAGGCTGGAAGGCTTAACAATTACCGCCACCGTACAAGGCCACCGCACTGACGACGGTACCTTGTGGCAGCCCGGTCAGCGCATCAACGTATTGAGCGAACCGGACGGCATCGACGCGGTGTATTTCCTGATGGCGAGAACCTTCACCGGCGGTCGCGGCCAACCCACCGAAACCGTGCTGACACTGAAAGAGGACGGCGCATGGGTATTGGATGCCGACCC